TTTACTTAGTATTACACAAGTATATGCCATCGAAGATGTCATAGTACTTGTAATGTAATACTTGTAAGAGTCGGAATAATCCTATGCTTACAGCTTTAGCTGTAGTCAGTGTCGGAATTCCTACAGTGAATCACCAAGGGTATAGCTTTAGCTATGTCAGCAGTTTAAATGGTGGTGATGATATGATGGGGCAGAATAAATGCATGGGTCTAGTGTGCAACACTAAATGCCGGATACCCCTTGTGAAATCACATCTTGCTATAGCAAATGATATGAAATCACTTGCCAATGTTAGCTAAGCTATTGATTTTGTTGAGTGATCAACGTAATGTGTGACATTATGTCATGCAATGCAACGTCACCTATGCTACATAGCCGCTGCGATCAAGCATTATGCGCTCAGGTATGAGGGGTGGGCATGGGACACACGGGCGTACGTGGTACGTTGTATATGGAGAAATACACAGATTAGTATTTTAACCTGTTAACCACTTGTATTCAAGCACGTACACACACTGATTAGGATATGGAATAGTAACCGTGAGATCGATTAATATTATTCACTTGACATGATTTTCAGTTTGCGTATAACTACCGAGCGAAGCGAGGCATACAGATAATGTGATGCATTTGCAACTAATACAAATAAAGATTTAAAATGCACTTACAAATGTAATCATTTAAATGAAACACATTATATGATATAATCCGTACTTATACCTCTGTACTATTCCGATAAGTTTCTTTTATGTGCAGAAAGTGCTTGACATTTAACGGACGATACATATAACTATGGCAACCCAATGTACTGACTCAGTCTGTAACAAAGACGATGACCTACTTTTTTTTGTATATAAGTGTTTAGAGACAGGTCAGTCATTGGACACTATTCATATTCCGCACTCCGATGTCTTCTTTGTACGTGCAGCACTGCAAGAGAAGTTTCCTGAGAGAAGTGCGGATTTTACTTTACGGTATGTAGAATCTTTAATGCGTACCGAATTAGGTTGGAAAGATACCTCAGACTGATATGCCTATCCCAGAACGTGTTAAAAATCTAATGAAGGCTAATGGTTTATCTGGCGTAAACAAACCTAAGCGTACACCTAATCATAAAACCAAATCACATATCGTGATGGCTAAGGAAGGCGACACCTATAAACTAATTCGCTTCGGACAGCAGGGGGTTAAAGGTGCAGGAAAAAATCCTTCTAGTGCCAAAGACAAAGCACGTAAGAAATCTTACTACGCTCGTCATAACGCACAAGATTCGAGTCCTTCCAAATTATCAGCTCGTTACTGGTCCCACAAAGTTAAATGGTAACAATTCAAAATGCACACTGACGCAATCTTAATTTTATTTGTCACAGGTCTGTGGCTAGCTTTCCGTGCTATCCGCCCATGTGAACGTCCACTTAAATGCCTATGGAGTAATTGCACTAATGGCTAAGCAAACCCTAACCCGTGAACAACAGATGCTAACTGCTGAGCAGAAAGAGAAGCTGCGCTACCTTAAGAATGGGGAACCACCTAAGCGTAGCAAGCGTATGTCAGACAAAGAAGCTAAAGCTATGGCGGAAGAGTCAGGAGTAACTGTCGAAGAGATCCGTGCTATGGAGGCTGAAGCAGCTAACGAATCATCTGCTCGTGGTAACCGATACAAGAAAGGCGGTATGGTTAAAGGCAAGAAGAAAAAAGCAGCTACAGGTTACAAAAAAGGCGGTATGGTGTCTAACTGCGGTGCATCTGTAAAGGCTACCCAGAAAGGTACTGTTAAGCTAGCTTGTGGCGGCATGGCATATAAAAAGAAATAATTCTGATCATGGCTCAAAAGAAACTAGAGAAGCTAGTAAAAGCTAGGAAGAAGTATCGAGACAATGCTAAGTCTTCATCTGCCAGTGGATTCTTAAATCCAGTAGATGAACTCGAAGCAGATCTGTATTCTGATATCGCTGAGTTTTACGGTGATTATGAAGATGTTACCTATGAAGATCTAAAAGCTAAACTAGGTCGTGCTAACAAAAAAGCAAAGCGCAGTGCTCGTTCTGATGAGAAAACTTCAGCTAAAGGTTTGCGTAACTACCGTAAAGGTGGTTTAGTAAAGAAGTCTAATTGTGTTAACTGTGGTGCTTCCATGAAGCCTACCCAAAAAGGAACTAAAGGAATTAAATAAAATGGCAGCTCCATTAGTAGTAGCAGCAGCGAGTACTATCCTTCGTTATCTCGCTAAGAACGGTACAAAAAAAGCAGTGCAGCGTTACGGCAATAAAGCTGTACAGCAAGCACGTAAAGAGAAAGGAACTAAAGCTCAGAAGTCTGTAGAGAACTTTCGTGCAGCTAAAGGTAAAGCACATAGTGCTGCCCGTAAGTCACCTAAGTCTCCAGTAACTCGCCCTACTCAAGGCGTACCTAAGACTACAGCAGCAGGTCGTGCAGCAGCACAGAAGCGCATTGATGCAGCTAACAAAGGACCAAAGCGAGCACTAGGTGCAGCAGTAGCGGGAGCTACGCTTTTAGGCGGGGCGGCGGCTCTTAAGTCAGGTTCAGATCAGCGTAAGGCAAAAGCATCAGCGTCTGCTAAGGCTACTGCTAAAAAGCCAATTACTACAGATTCTAAACGTGCCGCACCATCTAAGATGCCATCATCTTATACTGTAAAGAAAGGTGATACCTTATCAGCTATCGCTAAGCAGTATGGTGTTCGCTTATCAGAATTACGTGATGCAAATAAAAACATCAAGGACTTAAATAAAATTGGTGTAGGTCAGCGTATTTCATTACCTAAAGCATCCATCAAAGGTACAGGTAAGTCTGTATATGAAGGTATGAGTAAATCTGAGATGGCACGTCTATCTAAAGATAAAAAGAAAAAGATTATTAAGTAATACCTTATGGCATTCAATATCGCTAAAAGTACTCGTGTTGTTACCTATGACACACAGTGTACTACCGAAAATCAAGAAGAGACTTTGTACACTTGCCCTGAAAATGCTAGGGCAATGATGTCTCTTTTGTTTGTGAGTAATGTAACCGGTAATACTACAGTAGACTGGTACCGTGGTGACGGTGCTAGGCACAACCACATCTTAGGCGGCAAGAATATGACTACCGGTGAGTACATACAATTCGATGGTGCTTACATTGTGTTTGAGCCGGGCGATTATATGACAATAACTCCATCATCTAATACCTCACCTCACGTAGATGCTTTTGTAACTGTCGAAGAAATTTTTGTACCAGTAGGTTCGTAATAATATGAAAGGTTTAATGCAAAATCCTATTAGTGGAATTATGCTTTCAACAGAAGAAGTTGAAACATTAGATGCCGCTGAGAATGATAAGAATACTAAGATGGTAATGGAGAAATGGAACTTAGGTCCAGAGAATCCATCTGAAGTACCCGGCGAGAATACTGACTACTGGAAAGGTGCAGCTGAAGCATGGCAAGTAGAGGAAGAGGAAGCTCGCCGTAGACTATGCGCTAACTGTGAATACTTCGACAATACCCCAGAGCGTATGGAAGTTATGGATTCAATTCCATTTAATGACTTCGATAAAAATGCAGGTGGTCGTGGCTACTGCCACAAGTTTGATTTCATCTGCCATAACTTACGTTCGTGCCAAGCTTGGGACCGCAAGTGTTACTACAAAGGTCATGATATAGATGGCTGAATACACTAAACCTGCACTACGTGAACGCCTTAAGAAAAAAATTATGGCGGGAACTAAAGGTGGTAAGGCAGGTCAATGGTCTGCACGTAAAGCTCAACTGTTAACACAGGAGTATAAAAAAGCCGGTGGTGGTTTCAAAGGAGCTAAGACAGCTAAGCAGAAGTCCCTGAGCAAGTGGACTAAAGAAGAATGGGGTACTAAATCAGGTAAACCCTCTACTCAAGGTAAGAAAGCTACAGGTGAGCGTTACTTACCTAAGAAAGCTCGTGCTGCATTAAGTAGTGCTGAGTATGCAGCAACTTCTAAGAAGAAGCGTGAGGACACTAAGAAAGGTAAGCAGTTCTCTAAACAACCAAAGGCTATAGCCAATAAGACTGCTAAGTACCGTAAGAGTAAATAAAATGAAATGGATTTTAGTTACGATATTAGTGTTTAGTCAGGAAGAAGTAGCTACCATTTACAGTGATCCTTTCCCTAATATGGATTCTTGTTTTAATGAAAGAGATTCTATCATCGAATCTTTTGGAAGACCCATCATCAACTATCAGGCTATCTGTGTACCATACGTAAAAGATTATAAGCCGGGAAATAATAATGGCGAAAGAAAGACAATTAACTGATAAGCAACAGAAGTTCCTAGAGGTTCTCTTTGAAGAAGCTCGTGGTGACTTTGTGTTAGCTAAACGCCTAGCAGGTTATTCAGATGGTACACCAACTACTGAAATCATAAAGGCACTAAAGGATGAAGTACTAGAGCGTACCAATATGTACTTAGCTCGCAGTGCTCCACGGGCAGCGATGGCAATGGTAGGTGCGCTAGTTGATCCTACTGAGTTAGGTATCAAGGAAAAGATGTCAGCAGCGAAAGAAGTAATGGATCGTGTTGGCATCATTAAGTCTGAGAAGATTCAAGTGGAGTCGTCAGGTGGTGTAATGATTCTACCACCTAAACGTTCGGAGAACGATGAGGAATAAAACAGCCGGTAGATGGATCTTACCGCAACCAGAAAACATTCGTAGTGATGAGGACTATGTGCCCATCCCACGCATAGCTAGAACAATACCCTTTGGCTATGAAGTAGATCCAAACGATAGCGATATGCTATTACCTATTCCATTAGAGCTGAGAGCTTTAGAGAAAGCTAAGCAGCATTTACAACAATACAGTTACAGGGAAGTTGCCAATTGGTTGGTAAAACAGACAGGGCGTTCCATATCCCATGTAGGTTTAAAGAAGCGAATAGACAGTGAGCAAAGACATAAAAGACGAGCTGCAACTCTCCGTGAGTGGTCCAAGCGGTACGAAAAGGCAATCGCCAAAGCGGAAGCCTACGAAACGCAGCGCACAGGCGCAGTCCAAAGCTCGCAAGAAGAAAGCAGCAGCGTCTCAGCCGAAGATTGAGATTAAGGAAGAATTATTAACTGCATCACCAGATGACGTTAATGAATTTGAACCTATAGAAGAAGCAGAACAGAATGTAATCTTCAAGCCTAATGCAGGTCCACAAACGGAGTTCCTCGCCTCTGGCGAGCGGGAAGTCCTTTATGGCGGTGCCGCAGGTGGTGGTAAGTCGTACGCTATGCTAGCTGACCCGTTACGTTTTATGGGTCATCCTTCATTCAGTGGTTTGTTACTCCGTCATACCAACGAAGAACTTCGTGAATTGGTGTGGAAGTCTCAGGAAATGTACCCAAAGATTTGGAAGGGTATGAAGTGGTCTGAGCGTAAGATGCAGTGGACTGCACCATCCGGTGCTCGTCTATGGTTCTCGTATCTCGACAGAGATGAGGACGTGATGCGCTATCAAGGTCAAGCATTTAGTTGGATTGGCTTTGACGAATTAACTCAGTGGCATACCCCATTTGCATGGGACTATATGCGATCTCGTTTGCGTAGTACCGCACCGGATCTACCGATCTATATGCGAGCTACAACTAACCCCGGTGGTCCCGGTCATGCGTGGGTTAAGAAGATGTTTATCGATCCATCAAGACCCGGTAAAGCTTTCTGGGCTACAGATGTTGACAGCGGTAAAACTTTGGTGTATCCTCCCAATCACAGCAGGGCGGGTGATCCACTATTCAAACGTAGATTCATACCGGCAATGCTGACAGATAATCCCTACCTATATGATCAGGGTGACTATGAAGCAATGCTATTGTCATTACCTGAACACCAACGTAAACAATTGTTAGAAGGTAACTGGGATATCGCTGAAGGTGCAGCATTCCCAGAGTTTAATAGAGAAGAGCACGTAATCGATGCATTTGATATTCCCAAGAACTGGGTTAAGTTCAGAGCTTGTGACTACGGCTATGGTTCTTACTCAGCAGTCTTATGGTTTGCAGTAACTCCAGAAGAACAATTAGTTGTATACCGAGAGTTATATGTATCTAAAGTACTTGCTACTGATTTAGCAGATATGATCCTAGAGTTAGAGGCTGATGACGGGAACATCAAATATGGCGTACTCGACTCATCATGTTGGCATAAACGTGGTGACATTGGACCTTCTCTAGCTGAACAGATGATTAGCAGAGGATGTCGTTGGCGACCTTCTGACAGATCACATGGATCTCGTAAAGCAGGTAAAAACGAATTACATCGCAGATTACAAATAGACGAGTTGCAAGAGCAGCCTCGTCTTGTTTTCTTTGATAACTGTATACAAACAATTGCTCAGCTACCTATACTACCATTAGATAAGAAAAACCCAGAAGACGTAGATACAAAGGCTGAGGATCATTTATATGACGCACTACGTTATGGTATAATGAGCCGTCCCAGATTCTCAGCTTGGGATTATGATCCGGCACATCAAGCCCCTTCTAGTTACGTTCCCGCAGATTCAACCTTTGGATATTAATCAATATGGAAGACAACGATATTAATCTTGACGATAACGGTGTTGCACTCGATGACGTGCAAGATTTTTCTCAAGAAGATCCGTCCACAAGAAACTTACTGAATTTAGTTGAGGAGCGTTTTAGCAAAGCTGAAACTACTCGTCAGAGTGAAGAAGAGCGTTGGTTAAAAGCCTATCGCAACTATCGTGGATTATATAGCTCGGACGTACAGTTTACTGAAGCTGAGAAGTCTCGTGTATTTATTAAGGTAACTAAAACAAAAACATTGGCTGCATATGGTCAGATTGTTGATGTTTTGTTTGCAGGTAACAAGTTCCCATTATCTGTAGATCCTACTGTGCTACCAGAAGGCGTAGCAGGGGATGTACACTTCGATCCTAAAAAACCCGAAGGTGTGGACGAAGAAGTAGAGAACGAAGCTTCAGAGTCTCCCTATGGCTTCTCAGGCGATGGTAAAGAACTGCCTCCCGGTGCTACTTTGGCAAGCTTACTTGGCGAAATGGAAGATAAGCTTGGTGATATCGAAGGTTTAGAAGAAGGTCCGGGTGTTACTCCGTCAGCTGTAACTTTCAATCCTGCTGAGATTGCAGCTAAGAAAATGGAGAAGAAGATCATGGATCAGCTAGAGGAATCTAGCGCATCCAAGAAACTTCGCAGTGCTGCATTTGAGATGGCATTGTTTGGCACAGGTATTATGAAGGGTCCGTTTGCTGTAGATAAAGAATACGCAAACTGGGATGAAGATGGTAACTACTCGCCTACTATTAAGACTGTACCTTTCGTAGACCATGTTTCTATTTGGAACTTCTACCCAGATCCTGATGCAGATAATATGGATGAGGCACAGTACGTTATTGAACGTCATAAGATGTCCCGTTCACAAGTACGTGCCCTTAAGAAACGTCCTTATTTTCGTAGCTCAGTAATCGATGAAGTCATTGAATTTGGTGAGTCTTACGTTAAGAAATACTGGGAAGATGATCTAAGCGACTACGATACTCATTCTGATATCAATCGATATGAAGTACTAGAGTATTGGGGCTATATTGATGTCGATATGCTAGAAGAGGCAGGTGTAGATATCCCCAAAGATCTAGCGGAACTAGACGAAGTACAAGCAAACATCTGGATCTGTAATGGTCGAGTCATCCGTGCTGTACTGAATCCATTCAAACCATCTCGTATTCCATACTACTCAGTGCCATATGAGCTAAATCCATACAGTTTCTTCGGTGTAGGTATTGCTGAGAATATGGACGATACTCAAACGCTAATGAATGGTTTCATGCGTATGGCGGTAGATAACGCTGTACTATCAGGTAACCTGCTTATCGAGATTGATGAAACTAACTTAGTGCCCGGACAAGATCTATCTGTCTATCCCGGTAAGGTATTCCGCCGTCAGGCGGGGGCACCGGGTCAAGCTATCTTTGGTACTAAGTTCCCTAACGTATCTAATGAGAACTTGCAGCTGTTTGATAAGGCTCGTGTACTTGCTGACGAATCAACAGGCTTCCCTTCATTTGCACATGGACAAACAGGTGTAGCAGGTGTAGGTCGTACTGCTTCTGGTATCTCAATGCTTATGAATGCAGCAGCCGGTGGTGTTAAGACTGTAATTAAAAACATCGATGATTATTTACTGCGTCCTATGGGAGAAGCTTTGTTTAGCTTCAATATGCAGTTTGACTATGACCCTTCAATCAAAGGCGATCTTGAAGTCAAAGCTCGTGGTACAGAATCATTGATGGCTAATGAAGTTCGCTCTCAGCGTCTAATGCAGTTTATGCAAGTTGCTTCTAATCAAGTACTCGCACCATACGCTAAGTTCCCTTACATAATTCGTGAGATTGCTAAGGCTATGGATCTTGATCCAGACAAAGTAACTAACAGTATGGAAGAAGCTGCACGACAAGCTGAGCTGTTTAAACAAAACAATCCTCAACCAGAGGGCGGTAACGAAGCAGCAGGTGTTGGTGGTGGTGCTCCGGGAGTTCCCGGCGTAGCTGATACGTCCGGCGCAGGTGGCGGAAACATTGGCGTAGGTCAAGCTCCAGTTCCCGGTGAGCAAGGTTTCAGTGGTAACACAGGTATGACAGGAGAGCCACCAGTTGAGTGATGAAAGGAAGCAAGCCGTTAGTAAGATTAAGCCTATGCTTAATACTAAACGGCAATGGGATGGATTCTGCACGTATATAGATATTCTTATTGCGGATCAACACCGCAAGTTAGAGCAGTCCAATGTGACTGTAGATATACATAGAGCGCAGGGTGCTATCGAAGTATTGCGTAAGTTAAAGTATTTAAGAGATGAGGCTAAAGACTAATGGGTATAGGTAGTGCTGTAGGTAAAGCTGTAGGCAAACAGATGAGTGATATCTTTGGTGATTATGCACTGAAGTCATCTGAGGTT